AAGTTAATATGGCTGATACAGTAACAACACAAACAATCACAGATACTTCTGGTATTAAGTATGTAGTTAAACTTACAAACTTATCAGATGGTACTGGAGAAACTTTAGTTAACAAAGTTGATGCATCAGCAACAACCTTTATGACTGAAGATGGTACTAGAAAATTATCTAAAATTTGGTATTCAATTAATACTAACAATAACAAGTCTGGTATAGAACTACTATGGGACGGTGCTACTGATTCCACTGCATTACTTTTATCAGGTCAAGGTTATTGGGACCTAAGAGTATCAGGAAACGAAATTCCAAACAACGCAACAACACCAACAGGTGATATTTTACTATCCACAAAGAATTTTGTAAATGGTGATAATTATACGATTATAGTAGAGTTTAGGTAAAAAATATTATAAATATTACAAAGAGAGAGAATTTATGAAACTAATATCCGAAGAAGTACAAAATGCCGAATACCTGATCGAGGAAAAAAACGGTAAAAAAGAGTATAAGATTAAGGGTGTATTCTTACAATCAAATATTAAAAATAAAAATGGAAGAGTCTATCCTAGAGAAATCTTGGTTAGAGAAGTGAATAGATATACAAAAGAATTTATCAATAAAAATAGAGCTTTTGGCGAGTTAGGACATCCTGATGGACCAACGGTAAACTTGGAGAGAGTTTGTCATATGGTGAAATCATTAACACCTGATGGCGATAATTTTATTGGTGAAGCGAAAATAATGGACACACCTTATGGTAAGATTGTAAAAGGTCTTATTGACGAGGGTGCTCAACTAGGGGTTTCTAGTAGAGGTATGGGTTCGATTATTAATAGAAATGGTATAAACTTTGTTAAAGATGACTTTTATCTTGCCACAGCAGCTGATATTGTTGCTGACCCCTCTGCGCCAGACGCCTTTGTTGAAGGTATTATGGAGAGTAGAGAGTGGACTTGGGATAATGGTATACTTAAACAGGTTGATTTAGAGGCTTGGAAACAACAAGTACGGGCTGCTAAACAAAGAAGTTTAGAAGAAACTAAACTAAAAATCTTTGAATCATTTCTTAAAAAACTCTAATCTTATAAATATCTGTACAAGAGAAATTTATAAACGTTTATAAATCAAAAGGAGATTTCTAATGGCCGAAACAAAAAATATTGAGGCGGTAGAAGCAAAAGTAGTGGCTGAGGCAACAAATCCATCTGCAGATGCTCCTAAAAGAGGCGCTGTTCCTGCTGAACCTACACATCTGAAAAATGATGCTGAAGATTTAGGAGCACCTGTTGTTAAACCGACAGACAGCAACCCTGACGCAACAAAAAAAGTTAAGACTGTTTCTGGACAAGCTCCTCAAGCACATGCTGGTTCTGCTGACGCAATGCCAAAATTGAAAGAGGAAGACGATTCAGAAGCAAAAGACGATAAGAAAAAAACAGAAGTTGAAGAAGGCGAAATGCCACAAGCTGCTCTAGATGCATTAAAAAAATCTGGAAAAGATGTTACTAAAAAAGACGACAAAGAAGATGTTAAAGAAGAATCAGAAGATGATTTTATTGACGTATCTGCTGATGTCGCCGCTTTAACTAAAGATGAAGACTTATCTGAAGAGTTTAAAACTAAGGCTGCAACAATTTTCGAAGCTGCTGTTAACGCAAATGTTAAAGAAGCAAAGAAAAAATTGACTGCGTCTTATGAAGAAAAGTTAAAAGAAGAAGTAGAAGCTTCTAAAGTCGAACTAGTTGAGAAAGTTGACTCATACATGAACTATGTTATCGAAGAATGGATGGCAGAAAATAAACTAGCGATTGAAAGAGGAATCAAGGGCGAAATAGCTGAGGATTTCATAGGTGGTCTTAAAAAATTATTTGAAGATCATTACATTGATGTTCCAGATGAAAAATATGACGTACTTGAAGATCAAGCTTCTAAAATAGAAAACCTTGAGAAGAAACTTAACGAACAAATCGAAAAGAATGTTGAATTAAACTCAGCAAAAAGCGTATTAGTAAGACAAGACATCATTGATGAATCGTCTTCTGATTTAGCTGACACTGCTAAAGAAAAATTTAACAAACTTGCTGAAGAAGTTGAGTTTACAAATGAGGAAGACTTTAAAACTAAAGTAGCTACTATTAAAGAAAGCTATTTTGGTGCTAAAAAAGAAGTGAGTACACAAGAAGTAGATGATGTAGCGGTAAACGATGGATTAACTGATTCAGTTGATCTAAATAAAAGCATGGCTGCTTATACCGCCGCTATAAGTAAAACAAAAGACATTAAATTGTCTAACAAATAACAATATAGGGGAGAGAACGATAATGTATTTATCTGAAACTTACGAAAAAAAATGGCAGCCAGTCCTAGAACACCCTGATCTTCCAAAGATCACGGATTCTTACAGACGAGCCGTTACAGCTACAATCTTGGAAAACCAAGAAAGAGCACAAAAAGAGGATCAAGCTTTCTTAAATGAATCTGCTCCTACAAACAACACTAGTGGAACTGCAAATTGGGATCCAATTTTAATTTCATTAGTAAGAAGAGCAATGCCTAACCTTATCGCTTACGATATCGCTGGCGTTCAACCAATGACAGGCCCAGTAGGCCTTATCTTTGCAATGAGATCAAGATACACTTCTAAAACTGGCGGAGAAGCTATGTTCGATGAAGCAGATACTGATTTCTCTGGAAGAAATGCTGCTGCTGACTCAACTGCAGGTCAAACTGCTGGTGGTCACTCTGGTACAAACCCATCAGTTTTAAATGATGCATCCCCTGGGACGTATAAAAAATCTGAAGGTATGACTACGGCTACGGCTGAGGCATTAGGTGATGCTACTGCTAATCAGTTTGCTGAAATGGCTTTCTCAATCGAGAAATCTACAGTAACTGCTAGAAGTAGAGCTCTTAAAGCTGAATACACTATGGAATTAGCTCAAGATTTAAAAGCTATCCACGGTTTAGATGCTGAAACAGAACTTGCAAATATTCTATCTGCTGAAATCCTTTCGGAAATCAACAGAGAAGTTGTAAGAACAGTTTACATCAATGCTGAAAAAGGTGCATCTGCTAACACAGGAACAGTAAATACTACTACAGAAGGTATCTTTGATTTAGATACTGACTCAAATGGTAGATGGTCAGTTGAGAGATTCAAAGGACTAATGTTCCAAGTTGAAAGAGAAGCTAATGTTATTGCACAGAGAACAAGAAGAGGAAAAGGTAATATGATTATCTGTTCTTCTGATGTTGCATCTGCGCTTCAAATGGCTGGTGTATTAGATTACACTCCTGCATTAAACAATAACCTAAACGTTGACGATACTGGTAATACTTTTGCTGGTGTATTAAACGGTAGATTTAAAGTATATATTGATCCATACAGTGCGAACAATACTGGTAAACAGTTTTTCGTAGTTGGATACAAAGGAACTTCACCTTACGATGCTGGTATGTTCTATTGTCCTTATGTGCCACTTCAAATGGTTAGAGCAGTTGGCCAAGATACGTTCCAACCGAAAATTGGTTTTAAGACTAGATATGGTCTTATTGCTAATCCTTTCGCAGAAACAGGCGCTCAGTCTGGTGCTGCTACTGCGGTTGATAACGCTGGTTCAGCTAACTCAAACAGATACTACAGAAGAGTTCAAGTTGCGAACTTAATGTAATAGTTGTTTATACAATATCTAAAAAGGCGGGGCCTAAAAACCTCGCCTTTTTTGTATCTACTAAATACTAACATGAAAATATCACTAGTCTTAATCACAACAATTCTATTACTGGTTTCTTGTATAAAGAGTACAAATGTAACGAAAAAGATAGAACCCAATGTATATGATGGCTCTATGGGCGTTGTATTAGGGTGTATGTTTAATCCTAGTGAGTGTAAGTCAATTAAAAGAGCTCATGAAGATGAAAAGTCATGGAAAGAAGTAGATAAATAGTATTATGACAATTACAAATTCTTTATTACGTCAACCCACTAAACTAGATTATGCGTCACCAACGCAGTTTAAATTTAGTATAGTTAAACTACCAAAAGTAGAATACTTTTGTACAGCAGTAAATATACCTGGTATTAATTTAGGGGGTTCACCCATACAAGCAACTCCACTAAAAGATATTCCATTACCGGGTGAGAAGTTAACTTATGAACCCTTACAAATGTCCTTTTTAGTAGATGAAAATTTAGAGAACTTCCAAGAAATTCATGGTTGGTTAGTTGGATTAGGTTTCCCTAGAGATCATACTGAATTTGGAAATTTAGTATCTTCTGGTAGTGATAGATTTCCTAATAGAAATTCATCATCAGTAAGTACTGAAATAGGTAAAGTTAAATATGGAGCTACTGATGTTGGTAGTATATATTCAGATGCTACTCTAACAATATTATCCAGTAAAAATAACGCTGAATTAGAAGTAAGATTCAGAGATGTTTATCCAACAGGAGTAACTGGATTACAATATAATCAACAAGCCGCTGACGTTGATTATTTAACAGCAACAGTTTCGTTTAATTATACAATATATGATTTTGCGTTAGCCGGAGCTTCAGCATCAACTGTGACTACAAGTTAACACTACTAAATAGTTAATGAATTATAAAATGGAGATATATTATGACCTTAGAAGAATTACAAGAGTTAGCTGATAAGGACCTTAAAATAAATGATACTGAATTAGATTTAGAATCATTAAAAACCCCACAACTACATAACAAATTTTTAAAACATTTAACAATGTATAAATTAATGTTAAGTCGTAGTGAAACTGAATACAATATTTTAAAAAGAGAAAAGTGGGAATATTACACAGGTAAAGCAAATCCTCAAGTGTATATTGATAAACCATTTGGTTTCAAATTACTTAAAACAGATGTTGACAAATATCTATTTGCAGATATAGATTTACAAAAATTAAAACAGAAAGTAGATTACTTAAACACAACAGTAGATTTTTTAGATAAAACAATTAGACAAATAGCAAATCGTGGCTTTACAATAAAGAATGCTATTGATTGGAGAAAATTTACTAGTGGCGCTATCTAATGTCCCTTACTCGTTATATTATTATTGATAAGGTAAATGAAGTCTATCTTAAAGTAGAAGCTGATGCTGATATTAGACGAGAGATAGGTGCATTTTTTACTTTCGAAGTTCCTGGTTATAAGTTCATGCCACAATACCGTAACAGAGTCTGGGACGGTAAGATACGTTTATTCTCATATGCAACTGGTCAAATATATGCTGGATTATATCCTTATATTATTAATTGGTGTAAAGATAATGATGTACACGTTGTTGATGGTACTAAAATAAAACACAATAAAGTAGATGACAAGAAGGTAGAAGACTTAATCAAAGCTCTTAAATTACCTTTCGAAGTAAGAGATTATCAAAAGGCAGCGTTTAAATATTCGGTAGAACAAGATAGATGTTTACTTGTATCCCCAACAGCATCTGGTAAATCTCTTATTGCTTATCTTATGGTGATCTTTAATTTGTTAAGATTAAAAAATACAAAACAAGATAGAATACTAATTATTGTACCAACTACTTCACTTGTGGAACAATTATTTAAAGATTTTAAAGATTATGGCTACAATAGTGAAAGAAACATACATAAAATATATCAAGGACACGATAAAGAAACAACTAAAAGAGTTATAATATCTACTTGGCAATCCATTTATAATCTACCTAAGAAGTGGTTTGATAAATTTGGTATGATAATAGGAGATGAAGCTCATCTATTTAAAGCTATGTCATTAACTAAATTGATGACAAAACTAGAGAAATGTAAATATCGAATCGGTCTAACAGGTACACTTGATGGAACAAAAACTCACAAGTTAGTATTAGAAGGATTATTTGGTACAGTTAATAAAGTCGTATCTACAAGTGAATTGATGGCAAAGAAACAACTTGCTGCACTAAAGATTATGTGTTTAGTTTTACAACATGATAAAACAGCTAGACACTTCTTAAAAGATAAGTCTTATCAGGAAGAAATGGATTATCTTGTTTCAAATACCAAAAGGAATAAATACATACGAAATTTATGCATATCTTTACAAGGTAACTCCTTATGTCTATTTCAATATGTGGAAAAACATGGTAAAATACTCAAAGAGTTAATTGAAGAAAAGGCTGGAGATCGAAAAGTATTTTATATCCATGGAGGAGTAGAAGCAGATGCAAGAGAACAAGTTAGAGAAATCACAGAACAAAGTCAAGACGCCATTATTATCGCAAGTTACGGTACATTTTCTACTGGTATCAATATTCGTAATTTACACAACATTATTTTTAGTAGCCCTAGTAAGAGCCGTATAAGAAATTTACAAAGTATTGGTAGAGGATTACGTCTGAAAGATAATGATTCATCAGCTACTTTATATGATATCGCAGATGATATATCTTACAACAATAAAGATAACTATACTTTAGCTCATTTTAAGGAACGAATCAGCATTTATAATAGTGAAGACTTTGAATATGAAATACACAATATTGAATTAGATAAATAGTATTATGATAGAAAAACAATTAGACAGTCCTATAAAGATAGTTAAACTTATTAATGGTGATGATGTGGTTTGTGTATTACCTAAGTTACAATTAGGTGAGAATTCTAAATTGTTAAGATTAGAAAAACCGTTTCAATTAAAATATATACCACAGTTAACTCCGGTAGGTATCAAAGATTATGTAGCACTTATAAAGTGGGCTGCCTATACGCCAGATGAACTTATTACTATCCCTAAAGATAAGATATTAACTATCACTAACGCTGGTGTTGAAATGATTAAAAGCTACTTCCACGTAGCTAAAGACTACTCAACGAATAAAGAAATTCCTAAAACTAAACAATATAAGAGAAGACGATTAACTGATGATGAAAATGAAGAACTGAATGAAATATTTAATGAAGATTATGATGATAACGGAACTGTTCACTAGTAACTCTATTGACTCTATTTCTTATCATCGCTCAACAAGCTCTATTATAAGCATTTTTGAGCAAAAGTCAATACTGATTTGAAAATTATTACCAAGTAATTTTTTACTATTATATTGAACGAACATTGACAAAAACAACAAAGTGTAGTATATTAATATTATGGCAGCAAAAAAAGAACATTACGTAAATAACAAAGACTTTTTAGAGGCAATGACAGCCTACAAAAAAGAAGTAAATAAATCAAAAAAACAAAAAAAAGATAAACCATTAGTGAGTAATTATATTGGTAGTTGTTTTCTAAAGATTGCAAATCATTTATCGTTCAGACCTAACTTCATTAATTACACATTTAGAGATGATATGATTAGTGATGGTATTGAAAATTGTTTACAATATTTGGACAACTTTGATCCAGCAAAATCAAATAATCCTTTTGCTTATTTTACTCAAATAATCTATTACGCCTTCATCAGAAGAATCCAAAAAGAAAAGAAACAAGTCACAATTAAACATAAACTTATTATGGATAATAATTATGATGATATGACTTTACAACCACATGAAGATGGCGGGTTTACAAATCAATTTAGAGAGTTCTTACAAAAAAATATAAGAATGGAAGAACCTGTAAAAAAGAAGAAGACTGTTAAAAAGAAAGCTAAAGTTAAAGCTACTCTTAAATTTTTTGGTTAAATTATGAAAATCGCTTTGTTAAATGATACACACTTCGGTGCGAGAAACGATAGTCCTGCGTTTTTGGATTACTTTATGCGTTTCTATGAGGAATTGTTTTTCCCATATCTTAAAGAACACAATATAAAAACTCTTATTCATTTAGGTGATGTTGTTGATAGAAGAAAGTTTATCAACTTTAAAACAGCTCATGTTTTTAGACAAAGGTTTATGAAAAGGTTATGGCAAGAGGGTATAGATACTCATATCATATTAGGGAACCATGATACTTATTACAAAAATACAAATGACGTAAACTCAATTACAGAATTGTGTACAACATATGATGGTAAGAATGAACCTTGGATTTACTCTAAAACAACAACTGTTAATTTTGATGGTTTAGATATTTTAATGATACCTTGGATTTGTGATGATAATTTAGAGCACTCTAAAGAACAAATAAAAAATAGTAAAGCTCAAATTGCTATGGGTCATTTAGAGATTAAAGGCTTTGAGATGCATAATGGTACATACAACAATCAAGGATTAGATAAGTCAACATTTAAAAGATTTGAAAAAGTTATATCTGGACACTTTCATAAAAAATCAGATGATGGACAAATATATTATTGTGGTAATCAATATGAAATTACATGGTCTGACTACAAGTGTCCAAAAGGGTTTCATATATTTGATACAGATACTAGAGAACTATTACGAGTACCTAATCCAATTAGAATACATATAAAGTTAAT